TGAATATTACGGATGCTAAACAGATTTATAATGATAATAAACAAACTTCTACAACTATATCTCAAACACCTAAGGCCCATCCTTCGCCAATTCTTCGCCATATTATGACGGCCAGTTAACTAAAAACCCCTCTTCAATTTCTCGAAGAGGGGTTTTCCCAGGGCCGCGATAAATAAATCTAAAAGTATTTAGTCTTAATCAACTTTTACTTTACCATCCCGACATTTACCATTAACAATATCTTGTACAGGAACCCAGCCTCGGCAAGATGATGTTCCACTTATAAAGAATTCCCTATTACGAGCAATGCCAGGAAATTTCTTAGCAAATTCTGGATTGGTATTATCATTCACCCCATCTAAAGGTTGCCACACACCACGTTTTTGACGGGGCTGTTCAAAACGTTCAAAACGTTTGGCCGTCGGCCATGACTTTGAACGATCTGGCCGAGATTGACCTTCAAGTGTCGCTCGACGTACTGCTCTAGCAATTCGGTCAACATTAACATCAGGGCCAATTGTAACACCAGTACCAATCAAAGTTTTTGCAAGTCCAAAGTCCTTGCAATTAACCTTGGGCGGATTACTTAAAACAACTGTTCCAGGCAATACATCATCAGAACAAACAAGGGTAATGGTTTTTTCCCCAGGCTTGGCAACAACGGTAATCCCAGCTAATGCAGTTGATGAAAGTAGTGTTGCTGCAAATACAGCAGCTAAAAACTTGTTCATTATTTATCCTCCTCAGCAAGTTTCTCGAAATATGACATTGTGTCCTCTTCTTCATCCTCTGTCCCCTCTACGGTAGGAGCAGGCTCCTCTTTCGTATCTACGGTAACAGTCTCAACATCGGTTGAAAACGGGTTCGGCTCGGATGGTTCTAATGGTAGATCAACAACATTACCTACAACAGTAGTACCAGCAAGAACGGCATCCAGACGATTCTTCAATTCACTATAAGACTTGAAATTGGTAGGAGCGGTGAACTCTTTAAGAGCATACTGCTTCTTCCACACCTTTTCAAGTTTATCATCATTATCAAATAATGGAGAGGGGGATTCAAACTCTGACTTATCATAGTTCCAATAACCATCTACCTTACGAATCTTCAACTTAAAATTTGCACCTTCCCAAAAATCAAAGGGATTGACTGCAACTTCATCATCAAATGCAGGCTGCATCGCTTCCATAATTTTATCAAAGATTTTCTTACCATAACGGAACAGGAAAACCCTTCCCTCATTTTCTGGATGTCTAGAATCAGTAACAACATAAATGTTGGAACGATATTGCAACTTACGCTTCTGACGGCGAGCAATTTCCTTATCAGACTCCACACCAGAGTTCCAGTATGCACTGTTCATCTCTGATACCGGGTCTTTCTGTCCAAGTGTAGTGAGAGAATTCTCAATATACCACTGGCCAGTCGGACCCTGAAATGCGTGATTCCAAAGTTTTGCCCAAGGCAAATCTTCTCCCTTAACCGCTGGTAAAAACCGAATGACTGCATAACCGTTTCCTGTTTTATCCAGTTCCGGTTTCCACAGACGTTCATCAACGTATGATTTCTTATCTTGGGAAGTGTTTTCTTTCTCAGCTGCACCAAGCAAATCGGACAGTGAGTTTTGTTTTTTAAGTGTATTTAACGACATATGTATCTCCTTATGTAATCGTATGTTTACGTATGTTAAAATTTATATTATATGTAGTGTATCACAAAGCATGGTTTTTGTCAAGTACCTTAAGTTGGGATAATTAAAATATTCTATTAATTGTGTATCCACCCAATAGAAAGTTACATCTTCAAATTCCACAAAGGTAGTCTTCATTTGGTTAACCCAATTGACAGGGTTCAGTCCTTTAGAACTAGCTGGAAGATAATTATCCGTTCCTTTATAGACGTTATTTAGAGGTTTATTATATTCACTTAAATCAAAGCCTAACATATATACTTCTTTTGCTTCATTCTGACAGGCAAGATGTAATGCAGCACATCCGGTAGACCATCCTTTCGGAAAATCAAAATTTATAACGCTATCCTTTTCATCAACCCATGTAATCCAAACACCAACATCCTTTTCCATTTTTTGAATAAAATCAGGTACATCTAAATTAGGGTTCATTTTAATTGCATTTTCAACTGTCTCTTGTATAGTTGTAGGGTCTTTACCTTTTATAACGCAACTCTGTTTAGTCTTGATTTGATCACTTACAATATAAGGTTTTATGGTTCTTTCATTCTTGTGTATAAGTGCTTCTGGAATGTCGTATCCCATTAAGAATGTTTCTCCAACATCCCCCGGCAATAAGCTCCAATCCATAAAGAAACAAGTATTGTCTGTAACATATCCTGATTTATATATCTCTTGCTGCATGGCGGCATCGGTTGCAACTAGATTATCTACTTTACCGTCACGATAAATTGCGTTACAGCCCCATGTTTGCACCCCAGCCATAATAGTTTGATGACAGGGCTTGAACCATGATCTAGATTCACCATTACCTATTACTAGAGCAATATCATTTGTAACAGGGGGAATCATCGGTGCAAAATAATTTTCATTTAATGAAACAACAGATTCAAACAATGTTTCTACCCACGAATTTTACCACTCAATTCAGTTACTCTTTTTTTCAATACATCTACCGCCGTTCTCAAATTTCCAGTATCGTGATCTTTAAATCGACTTTCTAGAACAGCAATTTCTTCCATTAACATAATAATTTTTTCTACAGTTGTTTGATTCCGTTCATTACTCATTTCGTAACGCCTCCCATGACACCGGAAATAATTTTCCAGCTTGTATATCAATTTCTTTTGCAATCATTTGAGTTTCAAGTTGTACTTCTGGTTTACATCGTAGATTACAAATATTAGCAAATGCATAAAGTGTGCCACTCCAATACCATTCTGTCATCATGGATTGGGGCAAAACCATTCTTGCTTGTTCTGGACATACCCCTAAACGTAAAAGCTCTTCATATGTCCATTTTGCATTTTTCAACACTTGTTGATAATCATCAACCATTTGAGGCCCATTACCAATAGCAGGATTTATATTAATTTCTTCATCAGAAGACCCTTGTTTTTTATTTTCTGCTGCGGCCCGCCAAACCTCTGGTGTATAGAACTCTGGTTCATCATCGACATATCGCCGTGATACTTCATTCCACACTAACCCAACTTGGTGTTTAATTAATTGTCTTGCAACAAACACTGGTGCTTTAATATGAAATTGCATGGATGCATGACCGAAGGGACTCCAGTGATTATGTTTTGCAAGATATTTAATAAGCTTAATATCCCTATCTTGTAAAATAGGAATTTGAGTAAGGCATCCTTCATATTCAACATCATCATATTGTGATGCATCCAACTCAATTCGTTTACCGAAAGAAACTCTAGCTGCATTAACTACACTTAGATCATCTCCCATATGATCTATCAAAGTCACATAGTTATTATCTGTCATTATTTAAAACTTTTTATTATGAGGTGCTTTATGAAAACGATTATTTCTATGAGGTCGATATCCTTTTGGCCATTGTGGTTGTCTGGACGCAAGTTTCTCAACTCGTTCTTTTAATTCCTTATTGGATTTAACCAATTCAGCATTGTCATATTCAAGAACTGCAATCCGTACAGTTAATTCAAAAGCCTTAGCTTCAAAAAACCCTTCTTCACGAGCGGAAGAACCATCATCTAGATGTACAGTAATATCGGTGGTCATTATTTAAATTCCTCTATAAGTTCTAATAGTCTTATTCTATACCTATTTGTATCAATTGTCAAGAACCCTTTGTAATTTTTCATCAATTTTTTCAGATCAGGCCACACTATATCTTCCTTTAATTCTCTATCCCACCTTTTACTGAAATCTACAAGGTCATCAAGTATGATTAGTGTCTCTAGTGAAACACGATCACCAAGAAATTCCTTTAAAAGTTTTGGGTGGTTGTTATTTTTGGTTTGAAATAAAGGTTCAAAGTCTTTCACAAGGGGCCTAAGTTCATCGAAGAAAATATTATAGAAGTCCGTTTTTCTATCCTTCCAGACCTTATAATTTTCATCATTAAAATTTGCAATGTACCCTCTACGATCTCTTATAAAATTTGAAACAAGATAATCTTGTATGGAAGCACTATCATGCTGTTTCTTTGCAAGCTTCACAAAAAAATATT